ACCTCATGGAGTCAATTGCTAATCGCCTCTAAATAGGGGGGATTAGATGAACCGTGAAGAATTTGTAAGGATTAGAACAGACACATTTTTGTCAATTGTTCAAAATCAAGACATAGATCACGACATCTATCTTAAAGCGTTAGACGATTACTATGGCGATAGCACACAAATAGAGAAAGAAGATCAGGCAATACTTGGTATGCTACCAATGACAGCACCACCACAGTATTCGATGCTCGACATGGACAAGCCATCACCAATGACCACGCTTAACTTGCCACAGGGATATGAGGATTATATTGCTGGTCAAAGAAGGTTCTCACGCACATACGCACAGGACTGGCCGGTAGCAAATGAAGATAACAGGTTTGGCAAGCGACATCCATTGTCATACGAATTGCCAACAATGCCTTTACTACACGGGGCTGAATACGGTGAGCCATCATTTGTTGACCACCTTTTACATTTGATTGAGGAAGATGAAGAAGGCCAATCAATTATCAAATCCATGAAAGAGGCTCAAAGATTAGGTAAGATACCCAAAGAGTATGCTGATATTGTAGGTAGGCCAATCGAATCGCTACACGATTTGTATATGGCTGATAGGAGAAACCGTTTTTCATATCTTGACGATGAAGAATATCTTGAGCAAAAGAAAGAGCAGTGGGCTGGCAAACAAGGTAGGCTTGGTTTGTTATCATACCTGTTTGGTTTAGAATGGCAAGGTATTGACCAGCGTGAGCAATTCATGAACACTCTCAAGAAATTGGGTCAAACTGAAAATCCAAATGGTGCTGATGCAAGAAAGGTGATAAATGATTTCAAAGCAACATCGGGTGTATCTTGGGATAGAGCAAAGCGTAACTGGTTTGAGCGTTTCTTACCGATAGCCCGTTGGTGGGAACGCCCATCAGATCGGCACGGTCCTGTATCAGCCGAAGATGTGGCTTCGGGTTTGACTCATTTGAAAAGCCCGTATGTCATGGGTGACAACGGCACAATCGAGCCATCAATGACTCATCACTATTGGTTGCCTTTCCAATACTGGGGAGGGGTTGGTCGTGATGCCCAATCCCTTCAAACAATGATGCGAGATTCATACCCCTCCGCATTCAAAGGTTGGCTTGGTGATGAGTTGTTTGGTTGGCTGGCCGACCGCAATCATCCACTAAATGACAGTGAAGATGCTTGGCATAGTAGTGGCTCATCATTCTTTCCTCAAACTGCAAACCACGAAATGATGAAAGGACATCCACACCGTTCAGCCATTTCAACAGGGTGGGCGGCAGGTTCGGAACATCCTTATGTCCGTGGTTTCAACAGGCGAAGGGCTTTGTGGTCAACAATATCAAACGGGGCACATTATCACCCAAGTGAGATTCAAGGCACAGGTAAGCGTATGATAATACCATCCTATGCTTTCGCTACCGACCCGAATGGTTTGGGTAGGATAATCGCATCACATACAGATGCAGGGCAACCAAGAATCGGACCGACAAGAGAGCGACATCCCGGTGATGAGGAATTTCACACATATCACAATGACCATTATGAAAAGACCGATGCACACTTAGGCCGAATGATGCAACAAATGGCGGCACAGTTGAGCAAAGAATACGGTCCGGAGTTGTTATTTGGAACAGATCCTAAAGATGTTTTAGGCAATACAATAGCAAGAGCAAACATTCAACAGTTGGCTAAAGCGGCTAACATGCAATTGATGAGGGCTGGTGGTGACGACAAAATGACATCATTTGCACCTATGGTAATGGGCTTAGGTTTGGCACAGCGTGATGTGCCAATCGGACCAGTTTCACCAACATCAATGGCTACAATGCCACCAGTGTATCTTACAGGAGATAAAGATGCTTGGGGTCATAAAATGCCAGCGACATTGGCATTCAATTGGGATAGAAAGAACAATGCAATACGCTTCGATGTAAAAGACAAGCCGTTTGAAACATTACAAAGAACCGCCCATGAAGGCCATGTAGGTATGGTTCACCCAACATACCAAGATTACCAAATCAAAGAAAAGGTCAACGGCATACCTGCGCTTGAGGCTACGGATATGATGGGTGCAAACTCTATGATAAGTGGTGACTTATTCAAGTCCGATGATTACAAAGCGACTGGGGTGTTTGAGCAAACAATAATACCAGCACATACAATATACGATTTTTCATCTATTGCAGATCTCAAAGGCTTTACTGGCGATTGGGTAGTCCAAAAGAAACCCGAAGGCAAGCGTGTCTTTGTCGAAAAGAAAGGTGGTCATGTTAAAGCAACCGATGGCAGGGGCAAGAATGTATCACTGCCATTGAAAGTAAAAGAAGGGGTTAGAAAACAAGATGGGGATTGCTTATTCGATGGTGTTCTAAATGACGGACATTACCGTGCTATTGACTTGTTAGTGCATAAGGGCGATGATATACACATGGAAAAGTTAGAAGATAGGTTGTCCATACTTCGCACCCTGTATGAAACTGATGAAGGCGTTTCATTCCCTATGCCAGCCGATTGTAAATTCAGTGATGCTGGTGGTTTGCGCTCAAACATGGATGCTTTAGGTGGCGATTTGTGGTTGCGTGATGCCACTTCGACATTTATGAAAGGTAAGGAAACACATCACAAGTGGGTGTGTTATACACCGGATGGCGACATGAAAAAGATGTATGCGCCATTCCCAACCGTATCTATTCGCAACCAAAACATCGTGTTAGAATATAGCGGGCACCCTGCACCTTTGGTGGTAAAGGGCGAGTGGGATGGTGAAGGCTTTGACATTGAGAGTATAGAGCCAGCCAGTCCTTTAGCACAGCACGCTGAAAGACAAATACCAGTATGGGGTGCTATCGGTGTGCATTTGTTGAAGTATGATATGAAACAGTTGACACCATACCCGCCAAAACTAAACACCGTTGGCTCAACAATATACAAGGCATCTTTGTTAGATGCTGATGGGGATCCTAAACCCGTTGAAGAAAAGTTAGTGATGGCAAGGAGGCTTATTGCCGAGAAAGACGAGTCTATGTCTATTGACCAATTGACTGATGCTGTTGACGGTTTAACCGAAAAAGATGTTGAGCAGTTTGGCACAGAATATGGACTTGAGCGTGATGAGGATGGTAAGTGGACTGTCAATGAAGCAATTGACGATGATGTTGCCGAGAAAGGGCAAGGTTCACCATTAGCAAGAATAACAGGTAGTATTACTGGTGGTGGCTGGTCGGGAATGATGGATATGCACACCAACCCAAGAGGACCGACCGAATTGGTTGACGAAGAAGCCACGCCTTTCTATGACCCATACCAACCCGAAGATACAATACCAACAGGCGGGGCACAACATATTCGCATCAGCACCAAAGATGGTAGGGGTGAAGATCTTGAGGGAGAGTTAGAAGTTGAGGGCAACCGTGCCACAATTCGCTTACCAAGAAAGACTGAACAAGAAATGAAGGATGAGCAAGAAGTTGAAGTGCCAATGGATGATTCGCCGCAAGATGAAATGATGCCTCCTTTACCACCGCCTCCCCAAAGCGGTTAAATACCTTGACATAAAATTGGTGAGTCAATGGCGACCGCAACATGGACAGCAGTTGGTAGCGATTTCATCTTGAAATCGGATGCTGGCAACGACCTTGTTATAGCGGGCTATGCTTCGGTTGATATGGTTGACAAGCAGGGAGATAGAATCCCAGTATCAGCACTAAAGAAAGCATTTGATGGCTTCATGAAAGACCCAGCATACCGTAATGTGCAATTGGCACACAGTGGTATTCAAGTGGGCGAAGTCTTGCCAAATTACACAGACAGTGATGGCCGAGTATGGAAATCCACTGTTGACGATCACGGCTTGTTTGTCATTTGCCGAATTAGGAATGACATCGAGAAAGCCCGTGAAGTCCAAAAACAAATTCGCACAGGAGAGTTGAGAGCCTTCTCTATTGGAGGACAGGCTCTATTCCGTGTTAGTAAAACAACACCGGAACATGGAACCCACCGTGAAATCACGGATATGGAATTGCATGAAATTACCCTGTGCAAAAAAGGAATAAACCCCGAATCAACCTATACACTATTGAAAATGGATGATGATATTATGACTGAACAAGCAGAAACATTGACGGAAATACGAGATGCGCTCGCACGCATTAACAAACACATGGAAGAAGAAGTAGCAGTGGAAACACCGCCAGTAATGGAGGAAACTACACTTGCTAAAGAAGAAGAAGCGGCAGTGGCATACATTGACTCACTTGAGAAATTTGCCCACGAACAAGGCGTTGACCTTGACGGACTCCGTGACCACTTCG